TCCAGGAGGAACTTGTTGGCGACGTTGGACAGGATGCCGCCGATGTCGATGGTCGAGAACCCGGCCTGGATCTGCTCGCGGGCCGGGAACGCCATGCGCAGGATGGTGTGCGGATCGGCGCGGAACGAGTGGCCGACGTAGCCGTTGGCCAGGGCCGCCTCCAGGAGCAGTTCCTGTAGGCCGATGCCGTGGCGGAACCGCTTGCTGGCCGCCTCCAGATGCTGGGTGTTGCAGTGCTCCTCAGGCTTGGTCAGGCCCGCCGACAGCACGCACGCGGCCTCGAGCACGTCCTGATCCACCGGCCCGGGGCCGGCGACGGCGAAGCCCATAGGCGCGCTCTGCAACGCGGTGGGCTGCGGCACCCGCGGACGGCTGGCACGGAGAACCTCCAGCTCGGTCTTGGTCGCATCCCACCCCTCGGCGATGGCCTTGGCTTCGATGTCGGCAAAGTGCCGCCCACCGGGGGCGCTGGGGGCGCAGAGCGTGCGAATGGAGGTGATGCGACTGGTCTCGGCCAGCGCCTCGGCGCGGACTTGGTCGGGCGTGCGCTCGCCGTTGGCCGCGACGCCCTGCGGGGACGCGGACGCCTGGACGGGCGGCGCACCCTGGGCAGCGGCGGAAGCCGTCGGCGCGGCCGGGCTGGCGGCCTGAGGGTTGGTCGGGGTCTGGGTCGCGGTGTCGCTGGCCGAAGTGTTGGTTTCCATGACAGAAGTCTCCTTGTGCTGTGCGGGGTTCTGACCTCGGGACGTGGCCGCCACTTGGGCGGAGGTGTTTCCGTCGGCCCCGAGGTCCACAAAACTGATCTCACCGAGCGTCGCCTTGCGGACGACGTTCACCGGGCCATCGAACGTGCGACCGTTGACGATGACCTTCTGGTTTTCCTTGACGAACTCGAACTCCTCGACGGCAGCCCCGATGGAGGCCTGCCAGGGGAATCCGTTCTTGCTCGAGACGACAATCTCCTTGGCCGCCGCCGTGTCGCGTGAGACGACGCCCGTCGCGACCAACTGCCCGGCCTCCACGCGGATCGCGTCGGTGTGGCCCACGCCCCCGGCGCTGCTGGCGTCGTGCCCGAAGCGGATGGGCCGGTTCTGGCTGGGAATCGCCAGGCCAGCGAGGTCCACGACCACCGGGTAGCGCCACCCGGCGATGCGCATCGGGCCGCCGGTGTAGGCGACCATGCGGAACTTGGGCAGCGCCCCCTGCGCCGGTGCGCCACCGGGCTCGGGCGCGGCGGCCTCGATCTGGAAGCTCGCCGTCAGCGCCAGCGGCCCGGCGTCAGTCGGCGGCTGGGTTTTGAGCGTTTGGCTCATCCTCGTTCTCCTGGTTGTCCGCGGGCGGCGTAGCCGGGGCGGCGGGTGTGGCCTGTGCTACGCCGAGCCCGAGCTCGTTCATCAACGCCACTTCCTTGGCCCGCTGGCGAAGCTCGGCTTCCCAGTCGCGTCCCTGGCGGGCGTACTCGTAGGCGAGAGTCGTCGTGTGGCTGGTCAGGCGCGTGGTCTGGGCGCTAGCTTCCTTGGCCGGGTCGACGTGCTCCATCCCGTCCCAGAACCACTGGTGCTCGGGCAGCGGTGCGACGCGACGCATCGCCTGCGGCAGCAGACCCTCGACGAGAGTCGCCTCATCGAGCCAGGCGCGGAGCAGCGGGTCGAGGACCACACGGCCCATGTGGGCCTGGTCGACGCGGATGGACTTGTAGTAGGTCTGGTGGTCGAGGCGGCCGGAGGCGTAGTTGTAGCCCGAAGAATTGCCCGCCGCGACGTTGAACGGCATGTTCAAACAGCGGGCGATCTCATTGAGTATCTGCGCCTTGAACTCGCCGTAGGTCGTGGCGGGCTGTTCGGCGGCGACCTGCCCGAGCTTCCATCCACCGGGGAGGACCGTCGCCATGCGGCGTTCCAGTTCCACCAGGTCCATCGGCTCAACGGGATCGGCCTCGCCGTTGGCGGGCGCATCGGTGTAGAGCACGGCGGCAAAGTCGGCAGCGGTTTCGGCGGCCGCGATGACCGCGAGGGTGTAGCGCCGCAGCTGGGCGAACAGCGGCAGCGCCGGCGTGATCTCCGGAATGCCGCGCGCTTGGCCGGGGCGGTCGGCGCGGAAGTAGTGGAGCATGGCGCTGGCTGGCACGCGGTCAAAGCCCAGGAGCGACGCCCCGATGGCCGAAGTATCGCCCGGATGAGCGCGGAGCAAGTGGTACTCCAGCGGGTTGCCGTAGGCGTCGAAGACGATGCCGTCGACGCCGGCGGACAGGTTGACGGCGGGCGTGGCGATCTGGTCGGCCTCGATCAGTCGCAGGTCGAGCTTCACCGGCGAATCCACGGCGGGGTTGGCCGTGAGCATGGCGAAGACCTCGCCGCTCTCGGCGCGGGCCATGCGGAGGGTGCGGAGCTTTTCGGGCAGACGAATGGCCTCGGCCCACTGGACGAAGGCCTGTTCCACGGTGCGGTTGGCGGTGTCGTTCTCGGTGAGCAGTTGCAGTCGCGGGCCGGTGCCGACCACGTCGTTGGCCAGGGTGAGCACGATCCCGCGGGCATAGGAGTTGTTGGCGACTTCGTAACGGGCACGGGCGCGGAGGATGCGGCGGACGGTCGGATTGTTGGCGGCGTTGGCCGACAGGTGATCGGCGTTGGCCCAGTGCCGGCGGTTCTCCTCGGTCGTGGCGGCCGCGTCATAGCGGGCCAGCACCACGCGCCGGGGCGCGTTGATCGCGCTGGCCATGCGGCCGGCCCGAAGGGGCTCGGGGCGCGCGAAGATGTTCTTCAGGAATCCGAGCATCAGTCCGTTCCGGGGGGCACGAGCTTCTTGAAGGTCGCGCCCAGGCCCTTCTTCTTCGTGGCGTTCTTGCTGGCGAGATACCGGTCGGCGGCGATCTGATCGGGCAGCGAGTGCTGCTCCATTTCGGCGCTGTCGCCCTTGGCCCGCTTGGGGCCAGAGGCGTTCTCGCGGATGGTGTCTTCGAGGTTCTCGGCCACGCGGTTCTCCAACAGGCAAGCCGGTGGGCCGCCTATGAGTCGATTACCCGGCCGAAGGTCGATTTGTCGGAAGAGGGGAAGAAGATCGGCAGATTGTTACACCGGTAGAACCTGAACTGTGGCCGGCGCTTGATGGGCCGGTGCGCACGGGTGTATCGTGAGCGCCCGCCAAGGCGATGCGACCGGCGTTGCCCGGCACCGGAGAACGATCATGAACAGCCGTCGTTTATCGGGAGCATGGCCCTTCCCGCGTTACGGGGCCTTTGCACGGACGATGCGGGCGACCGCGACCGCGTGGTTCGACCAGAAGTCGTTGCCGCGCGATCCGCGCTACTCTTTCGTCCTGGATCGCTGGGAGCACTGGCCGCAGAACATCATCCTGGGCGAGGTGGCGCAGTACATCGAACGCTGCAAGGCCGACTGCGAACGGCAAGGCAAGCCGTTTCCCCTGCACAAGTACCTGCACCACGGCCTGAGCAGCCAGGCGATGGCGTTCAACCTCGTGGGGCCGCTGATCGTGCGCAACGACTATCAGCCGCTGATTGAGGCGCTGGCGTCCGTGGGGGTCGAGTGCGGCAAACAGTTGCATGACGCGGTGTTCGAGCTGGAGGACCGCACCGTCTTCAACGAGGACTCCGGCCAGCCCACCTCCATCGACATCGCGCTGCGGGACACCGAGGGGCGGCCATTCCTGTTCATCGAGTCCAAGATGATGGAGGCGGAGTTCGGCGGCTGCACGGTCTTGGGCATGGGGGATTGCAGTGGGGCCAACCCGCTGCCGGAGAAGAGCACCTGTTACCTGCACCACATTGGCCGCCGGTACTGGACGCTGGCGGAGAAGCACGGGATCGCGGAGCTGGCCAGCAAGGAGGGCCTGTGCATCCTGTCGCTGTACTACCAGTTCTTCCGCGAGCTTTTGTTCGCGCTCGAGCACGACGGCATCTTCGTCCTGCTCTATGACGAGCGCAGCCCGGTCTTCCACTGCGAGGCCAACGGCGTGAAACGCGGGCTCATGCCCATGCTGCTCAAGTACGTGCCCGCCCAGCATCACGCCCGCATCGCGTCAATCAGCATGCAGCGACTGTGCCGGCACATCGATTCGTCGGCGAGGCACCAAGATTGGATCGGGGAGTTCCGCGCCAAGTACGGGATTCAGCAGCCTTGCTGTTCGTAAGTGGTGATGCGCCGGCCGCAATGTCGGCATTCACGTCGGCGCAGGAGCCGCCCGCCCCAGGCGCGGCGGGTGTAGAGCACGCGAAAATGCCGACACCCGCAGGTCCGGCAGACCAGGCCCTTGGGCGCATCTTCGGTCACGGATCGCTTCACAGGCTGGTTCATCTCCGCCTCCCTTGCAGGTCTGAGAGCCGCAGCCGGGGCCTGCGCGGTTCGTGGCGGGCGTCGGTGCCAAAGAGCACCGCGCCCTGCATGCTCGCGGCCACGGCGCATCCCACCAGGCAGTCCAGCCAGTGGTTGTCGGTGCCCGGGGTGCGGAGCTTCCATTCCTCCAGCTCACGCCCGCGCCCCTGGGTCTTCACGCGGTACTCGGCAGTGAGGTGCTCGGCGAGCAGACGGTGATCGTGGCCACTTCCGGGGGCGAATAGCGAGAGGCACCCCGGATCACCCATCGGCACGGCCAGACGGGCGTGGACAAAGCTCTTCCAGTAGTTGGTGTCGATCAGGGCGTAGCGCACGGCGCGTTTGCCGGTGATGCCCGGCACCCGCCAGTGCAGCCCCACGCGATCACCGCGCTTGGGTTTGTAGTCGGAGAACGGTGTGCTGGCGGCACCGACGTAGCGCCCGTGGCTGGGCATGAGCAGCGCGCTGTGCGTGCTCTGGCGGCAGAACTGGTAGACCACGTCGGTGCTATTGCCCCAGTTCGCGTCGATGAGACAGCGCTCGACGCTCATCTCCGCACCGTCATCCCGGCGGAACTTGCGGGCGAAGCGCTCGGTGGTCAGGGCCTCGAGCCCCGCGTAGATCGCGCCTTCCTGGCCCGTGCCCTTGTGGACGCTCATAAGCGTCCGACGAACGTC